AGAATTTTATGTCTTCAGCGATAAAGGTTTCGATAAGAGTAGTGTTAATGAAGGCACAACTCTTAAAATTGCACCTGAGGCAGTAAGTTATACTACTTCAGGAATGTTAGATTACACTAAGAATATTGTAATCGGATATTTGCATAAGGCATTGAAGACTGCAAATCAGTTATCAATGATGGAAGATGCGCTTGTTATTTACAGAATATCAAGAGCACCAGAAAGAAGAATCTTCTACATTGATGTTGGTAACTTGCCGAAAGCGAAAGCAGAACAATACTTAGCAGATGTTATGAATAAGTATAGAAATAAACTTGTTTATAACTCGCAGACAGGCGAAATCAAAGATGATAGACGCCATATGTCGATGTTAGAAGACTATTGGTTACCTAGAAGAGAGGGTGGTCGAGGAACAGAGATATCAACTTTGCCGGGTGGTTCAAACCTATCAGAGATTGATGATATAGAATACTTTAAAAAGAAACTATATCAGTCTTTAAATGTTCCAACTTCTAGAATGGAAGCAGACAATGGATTTAACATGGGTCGTGCTTCAGAGATTTCTAGAGATGAACTTAAGTTTAATAAGTTCACACGAAGACTGCAAGATAAGTTTGCAAGAGTCTTTACAGACATGTTAAGAACTCAATTAATTCTGAAGAATATTGTGACTTCAGATGAGTTTGATAAGTATAAAGATTTTATACATTATGATTTTGCAACAGATAATCACTTTACGGAGTTGAAATCTGGTGAAATCATGAGAGAAAGATTTGACTTATTGGGACAGGCAGGTGAGTATATTGGAAAATACATCTCACATGACTATGTCAGAAAAAATATATTAAAGCAGTCTGAGTCTGATATTAAAAGGTTAGACCAAGAGATAGAAGACGAAGGCGGTGATGGAGGAGATTCGGAAGACGAATTTTAATAATTGATGGAAAAAACAAGAGATATAGTAGACCAAATTGAATCGGGCAAATTACAAGATGCTAAAGACACAATTAATGATGTCTTAAAGCAAAAAGCTGCTGAAGTTGTTGATATGAAAAGAGTTGAAACATCTACTAATTGGATGGAAAAACAAGCAGATGAAAACTTGGAAACAGATAACAACTGAGTTAAACGAAGCTAAGTTCAAACTTCCTAAAGACCAGAAGGAAGTAAAACGACAGACTGAGAAAGTCTCAGGAAAGTCACTGGACATAGTATACGGAGAAGACAAACGAGGAAAGATTCACGTATACGTAGACGGCGTATCTATGGGTGAACCTCATAGAAATATGAAAAACGCTGAAAAAGAAATGAAAAATGTTAAAAAATTAATTTTGCAAATGGGTGAAGAGAACATAACTAAAGAAGAAATATTAGGAGTAATAAATGAAGTTAATATCTGAATTTAATGATTACGCAGTTTCACCTGTGATTGTAGAAGAGAACGAAAACGGTAAAAAAGATTATTTTATCGAAGGTATTTTCATGCAATCTGAAATCAAAAACAGAAATGGTCGTGTATATCCGAAAGACGTAATGAGAAAAGAAGTAGCACGATACAACAAAGAGTTCGTAGAACAAGATAGAGCTTTCGGTGAATTAGGTCATCCAGACGGACCAACAATCAATTTAGACAAAGTATCTCACATGATTACTAAACTAGAAGAAGATGGTAATAATTATGTGGGACGTGCAAAGATTTTAACAACACCTAACGGTCAAATCGTAAGAAACTTGATTGATGACGGTGCAAAACTTGGTGTATCATCTCGTGGTCTAGGTTCCCTAGAACAAAAAAATGGTTCTCAAGTTGTTAAAGGCGATTTTCAGTTGGCAACGGCCGCTGATATCGTTGCAGACCCTTCTGCTCCAGAGGCTTTCGTAGAAGGCATCATGGAAGGAGTAGAATGGTATTATGAATCAGGTATTCTAAAAGCGAAAGAGATTGACCAAATGCATAAAGAAATGCGTAGTGCCAAACTCAATAAACTTGAAGAAACCAAATTAAATTTATGGAAAAAGTTCGTAGAGAACTTGTAACATATAAATAAAAGAGTATTTACTCAAACAGGAGAAACAAATGGCAGATTTAGAAAAAAACCTAGAACAAGCAATAGAAGAGGCTATGCAGCCTGATTCTAAAGCTGAAAAAGGTGACTCAAAAGCTGTTAAGCAAGGTTCATCTGATGCCGCTTCAATTGAAAGTGGTAAAGGTGAAGTCGTCAAACCTGAAGAAAATCCTGTTGACAAAGCCGTTGATTCAGTTAAAAGCGCTGAAGGTGGTTCTAAAGAAATTAGTAACGACCCCCAAAAGAAAGGCGCTTCAAAAGCTGAACCTCAACCAAAATTAAAGAAAGTTTCTGAAGAAGAAGATTCTGAAGAAGAAAAACCTTCAAAAATGGAAATGATTAAGGCTATGGTCAACTCAATGAAAGAAATGGATAAAAAAGACCTTCAGGCTATGTACAACAAAATGTCAGAAGAAGAAGTTGACGAATCCCTTAGCAAAGCAGAAATCGCAAGAAGCATCGTAGAACTCATGAAGAAAAAAGATGAGGAAGACGTTGAAGAAGGTTATAAAAAACTTAACGCAATGAAGATGAAAAAGGAAGAAGAGGAAGACGAAGACGAGGACAAAGAAGACGAGAAAGAAGTCGAAGAGTCCGCAGAAGTCGAGTCAGACCTAGTTGAGATGGAAGTAGAAGACGACCTAGAAAAAATCTCAGAAGCTCTTGAACTATCAGAAGAGAATCAAGAGAAAGCTAGAACAATCTTCAAAGCCGCAGTATCATCAAAAGTTGCTGAAATTAAAGAAGAACTTTCAAAAGAACATGAAGAATCATTAAAAACCTCAATAGAAAAAGTGAAGGACGAATTATCAGAAGCTACTGATAAGTATCTTTCATATGTTGCTGAAGAGTGGACGAAAGAAAACGAATTAGCAATCGAAAGGGGTTTGAGGTCAGAAATGACAGATAACTTTATCGAAGGACTAAAAACATTGTTCGTAGAACATTATGTTGAAGTACCAGAAGATAAGTATAATGTCATGGACGAACTCGCAAATCGTCTCGATGAAATGGAAGACAAACTAGACAACGAAGTCAATAAGAATATGGGCTTAGTTGAAGAGTTAGATTCTATGAAGAGAGACAATGTTGTCAGAGAAGCCTGCAAAGACTTATCTGAATCACAACAAGAGAAATTAGTTTCATTATCAAATGGAGTAGATTTCAAAGACGAAGCAGACTTTCAAGATAAGATTGCAGAAATCAAAGAAGCATACTTTCCAGTTGACGGTGAAACGGTTGTTGAAGAGACAAACATAGAAGAAGGTACAGGAGAGTTCGAATCTAACGAAGAGAACGTTCTTCCACCTGAAATGAGTGCGTATTCATCAGCAATTTCAAAATTAAAACCATTAGGGTAATTTAGAGGAAAATAAAAAATGTTTTTATCAGAAAACTTACAAGAAAAGTGGTCGCCTATTCTAGAACACTCCGATTTGCCAAAAATCGAAGACAACTACAAGAAGGCAGTCACAGCAGTTATTCTTGAAAACCAAGAGAACGCTTTACAAGAAGATAGAGCTGTTCTTTCAGAAGCTGCACCTTTAAACTCTACTGGAGCTGCTATTTCTAATTGGGACCCGATTTTAATCAGTCTCGTTAGAAGAGCAATGCCAAATCTCGTTGCATACGACATTTGCGGTGTTCAACCTATGACAGGTCCAACAGGTCTTATATTTGCTATGAAAGCAAGATATCAAGACGATGCTAACGCTACAAGAGATGCTCAATCAGAAGCATTATTCAATGAACCAAGAACTGCTTTTTCAGCAGGTAATTCAGGTGACATTGACAACACAGCTGACCCAGACCCAGAAGGTAACCCATTTGCTAGTTCAAGTGCGTATGAAAACGCTACTTCAACTGGTATGTCAACCGCAAACTCAGAATCATTAGGTGATGCTTCAAGCAACCACTTCAATGAAATGTCTTTCACAATCGAGAAAAGCACGGTAACAGCAGTTTCAAGAGCTTTAAAAGCAGAGTACTCATTAGAACTTGCTCAAGACCTAAAAGCAATCCACGGTCTAGATGCAGAATCAGAACTCGCTAATATTTTATCATCAGAAATTCTATCAGAAATCAACAGAGAAGTTGTTAGAGAAGTAAACAACCAAGCTAAAGTAGGTGCATCAGCAACTGCTTCAGCAGGTACTTTTAACTTAGACGTTGATGCTAACGGTAGATGGTCTGTAGAGAAGTTCAAAGGATTATTATTCCAAATCGAAAGAGAATCAAATGTAATCGCTAAAGAAACAAGAAGAGGTAAAGGTAACTTTATCCTATGTTCTTCAGACGTAGCATCTGCTCTTTCAATGGCAGGAGTATTAGATTACACTCCAGCACTATCAACTAACTTAAACGTTGATGACACAGGTAATACATTTGCTGGTGTTCTTAACGGAAGAGTTAAAGTATATATTGACCCATATGCTGGTTCAGATTACTTAACCGTTGGTTACAGAGGGTCTAACCCTTACGATGCTGGTATGTTCTATTGCCCATACGTACCATTACAAATGGTTCGTGCCGTTGGTGAGAATACTTTCCAACCAAAAATCGGATTTAAAACAAGATACGGTATGGTTTCAAACCCATTCGTAGGTTCATCACCTGCAAACGGTCTTGCTTCCGATGGAACTAACCAATACTACAGAAAATTAGCAGTATCTAACATTCTGTAAAAAAAGTTTCGACTTTTAAAAGGGGTCTTTTTAGACCCCTTTTTTTATACACTAAATAATAATAATCGTTCATTCACTCTAAATGTAGCAGTGAACGGAAGTAGGCATGGGGCCGAAGGAACGCATTTTTGTTCAACCTTTAAACGGAGGAATGGAAATGACAAAGAAGAAGGCTGACCTCAAGTTAGTATACCGTGGCACTCGTCACAATGGTGAATCTACAAAGTCAAAACCACAGACCAAGGGTGTATACCGTGGTCAAAAGTGGTCGGCTTAAAATAACCTATATACTATAGTAGTTGGGGGTTTCTAAAACCCCCTACTACGACATAAACACACATACACACAGGAGGAAATTATGTCAAATCACGCAAAATCTGGGTACGAAATCCGTGCCGATTTACTATCTCTAGCAGAGAGTGTTATTATCAACAACATCGAGAATGAAAGGCAAACCATATATTCATGGAATGACAATCATGCTGAGTCTAAAAAGGAGATACCTTTAAGGACATATTCTGCTCAAGATGTTATTAATACTGCAAAGCAGTTTAATGATTTCGTTAACGAGAAGTAAGTTAAGATAAATAGTAAAGTGGGGTGAAATTATTCGCCCCCCTTAGAAGGAAATAAAATGTCAGAATATGCAAAAAATGTGAAAGTGTTGGAAGGACCTTGGGAAAAAAGTGCATTTCCAAATGGGGTAGAAACAACAGACGTTATCAGTAGAACGATATCTACACGATACATTCAAGACGGTTATCTTTGTGAAGAGATAGTTCAGAGAGAGTATCGTGGTGAAGATTATCTAGACACTACATCATCTAAAAGGATTATAAAACTTGACAACTAATATTAATAAATCGATTCTCAATAAAAATAACTTTAGATTACTAATTGATAAAGTTCCAAATGTTGAGTATTATGTTAGAACCGTAAATATACCTGGATTGCAATTCAGTGAAACCGTTCAAGCAGCTGGTGTTGGATTAGATGCATATTTTCCAGGTGATAAAGTAACTTTCGATACATTAGATATAGAATTCTTAGTTGACGAAGATTTAGCAAACTTTAAAGAAATATATGATTGGATGGATGCAATCGTTCCAGTCAATGACCCTAGTATATACGGTGCATATACTGAAAGCACTTCTACAAAAACAAATATACTCGCTAATGTCGGCGATGATTTAAAACAATTCTCAGACATAACACTTGTAACAAATACAAACAAAAATATACCAAATAGATACTTTAGATTTCATGATTGTTTTCCAATTAATCTAGGTGGTATTCAACTTGAATCTGGTGCTGATGCAGAACCTGTAATTGCAACCGTGTCATTTAGATTCACATATTACGAGATAAAAACCACTTCATAAATACTACAAAGTATAGTATAATTATAGTATGACATTGGATGAAATAAAGGCGATGTGGTCTAACGATTGCGAAATCGATGACATAGAATTAGATAAATCTAGTTTAGATGTTCCTCGATTACATGCAAAGTATTCAGACTTACTAACAGATAACATTCTTAGATTAAAGAATGCTCAAATGCAATACAATCTACTTAGAAAAGATAAGTGGTTGTGGTTCAATGGCAAAATGGATGAAAATAGAATTAAAGAATTGGGTTGGTCAGATGACCCATTCGATGGTCTCAAAATAATGAAAAACGATATGGATATTTTTTTCAATTCAGATGTAGACCTTACAAAATTAAAAGCAAAGATAGATTATCTACAAGAGGTTGTAGAGTATATCAAAAGATGTATGGACAATATTACATGGCGCCATCAGACAATAAAAAATACAATTGAATGGCGTAAGTTTATGGCAGGCGTATAATGGTTTACTTTAATAGTGTTATAATTTACCCTAGTTTTCTAACAGAAAGAGAAGTAGAAGAAATACATATTCATTCAAAAGGAATTGAACTTCAAGATGCTGGTGTTGGTGGTGAAGTTTTAAATGACCCGGACGCAGCTGCACTTAGTTCGCAAGGTAATATCAGACATAATATAAGACAATCAGATGTTAAATGGATGAATCATCAGGTTATGCCTCAAGATATCAGAAAAAAGATAGAAGATGGTATAAATCAAGCAAATAGTGAAGCACAATGGAATTTACAATGGGATGAAATAGAGAATCATCAATATACAATTTATCGTCATAGAGAAACAGAACATACTAGAGGAGATTTTTATACTTGGCATGTTGATTCAGGACCAGGTCTTTTAAATACAGGTAAAATGAGAAAACTCTCTTCAACAATACAATTATCAGCACCTGAAGATTATGAAGGCGGAAACTTTGAGTATATCGATTACAATGGTATATTTGATAGGTTAGAAACTTACGAGACTCAAATTGATATAGCAAATAACAAAAAACCTCTACCGTTTTCAGCAAAAGAAAAAGGAACGCTAATTGTGTTTCCTTCACACACTTATCATCAAGTGACTCCAGTGATTAAGGGTACAAGAGTATCTCTAGTAAGTTGGTTTCACGGCCAACCTCATGCCTAAAGTCACCGTAGAAAAGATTAACGAATGTTTCATGAAAGTCAATTGTGATGATGGACTTGCACGTGACCTTTATGATTACTTTTCTTTTTCTGTACCAAATGCAAAGTTTATGCCTTCTGTTAAAAATAGATATTGGGACGGCAAAGTAAGATTATTTTCTATTAAAACAAACAGAGTATACATTGGTCTTTTACCATATGTCGATGAGTTCTGTAGGGAAAGAGGTTACGAATTTGGCGGAATCGAAGATGTTATCGGTGAAAAACAAAGAGAAAAATGTAGTCAGTCTTGGTTAGCAGATTTGAATCTTCCTTTTGAACCTAGAGATTATCAGATAGATGCTTTTAATACTGCAATACAATATGGAAGACAACTTCTATTATCTCCAACTGCAAGTGGTAAATCACTAATCATTTATTTACTTGCAAGATATTATGATAAGAAAACCGTAATTATTGTGCCAACAACATCATTGGTTGAACAAATGACAAAAGATTTTATTGATTATGGTTATAAAGAACCTGTTTGTAAAATATATCATGGTCAAGAAGTTTTCGATGCAGACATCACGGTGACTACGTGGCAATCTTTCAGTAAAGCGCCTAAAGAAGTATTAGAATCATTTGATATGGTCATAGGTGATGAAGCACATTTATTTAAAGCAACAACACTGAAAGGCATTCTTGAAAAAATGAAGAATACTGCTGTTCGTATTGGTACAACAGGTACTTTAGATGGTACAGAAGTACATAGATTACAACTTGAAGGTCTATTTGGTCCTGTAAAGAAAGTTATCACATCATCAGAGTTGATAGAAGACGGTACTATTGCAAAGATTGATATTGATTGTATTATACTTAAACATGCGAAGTGTCATAAAATGTCATACCAAGAAGAAATGGATTATCTGGTTTCATGCGAAGAGAGAAATAAATTTATTGTCAATCTTGTTAGAAATTTAAAAGGTAACACACTTGTTCTTTTTCAATATGTCGAAAAACATGGTGTGGTTTTACATGGCATGTTAGATGGTCTTGTAGACAATCTGCATTATGTCTATGGTGGAACTGATACTTCTGATAGAGAAGCTATTCGTGGTATAGTAGAAGAAGCAAAAAACGATGTGATACTAGCATCATACGGAACATTTTCCACTGGTGTTAACATAAAGAAAATAGATAATATTGTTTTTGCATCTCCTTCAAAATCTAAGATTAGAAATTTACAATCTATAGGTCGAGGTCTTAGAAAGACAGAAGGTAAAGATAGTATGCGATTATTTGATATTGCAGACGACCTTCAATGTGATAATTACACACTTGAACACTTGAAAGAAAGGATAAATATCTATAGTGAGGAGAATTTTCCTTACGAACTAAAACAATTCGACTTATGGCAACAGCAAAAGACTTAATACCTAGTAAATACGAAGTCATCAAAATGACAACTGGTTCAGAGATAGTGGGTATGACAAGAGACCTAGGTGACAATCTAGAAATAACATTACCAATGATATGTCATTTATCTATCATTCCAGGTTCTGTTAAGACACAGGTAATATTTTATCCCTATAGTCCTCTTTCAGAGGAAGAAAAGATAGTTATGCCAAAAACTTCAGTTATGCATAGAACTAGTATGAATGAGCAATTCATTCCTCACTATGATAATGCTAGTTCATTATGGATGAAAATGATAGAAAATAAATCAATACCTATCGGTGATGAAAAATCAGTTAGAAAAGATTTAGATACAAGAATCAAAAGAGCTATGGATAGATTGATGACACAATCTAGAATAGAGTCAGAAATGGATTATGATGATTATATCTTAGAAGACATAGGTTTAGATAGTCAAGGTTTCGATGTTAGTTCAGCTGAAGATTTATTTGAAACTTCAGAAAAACCAGAAGACCCTAAGAAAATCCATTAGTTATAAAAATTATATTTCTTAAAACCCATTGTTTTATAAATAGTTGCGTGTTATAATATATTTTTATAATTAATTATAATTTTTAATAATAGTTTTTTTGGAGAAACCATGACCACAGCAATTTTAAAGGTTGCGAAGAGCGTGGTAAGTGACGTAGAAAACCTGAGAGAAACAGAGATTATATCAAAGAGCCTGGAAGTAATCGATTTCATTTTACACATAACTCTTCCTTTCGCATTACCTATAGCGATATTATCATCATACGGTATTTAAATGAAAATACCTAGTAAAGAAGAAATAAAAGATAAGTTGGAGATTTCTGGTCTCGTAATTATTTTTGCGCTAACTTTAATGGGCGTAAATGGGATTAATATATAATGGAGTATATTAAGAAAAATCTTATAAAAATCATTTGTCATAATCTATTAATAACAGGTGTGGCATTTGACGGAAATATACAAGGCGCTTTAAGAGCTATTAGAGAAATTGAAAATTCACAAAAAATATATCATGAAAGAAAAGCAGATTGAAATTGACTTTACATCTGAAGACCCAAAAGTTGCAAGACAACCCGGAATACGTTGGGCGCCAAGAGATGCAACACCAGAAGAACATAAACATTGGATAGATACTGACGGTAAATTTTGGGTTGAAATGAATTCGAAAATAGTCATCATAATGAGTTTTGTACAAGTAGGTATGGTAGCTTTAATGTTAGCAACATTCAAGATTATTGATACGTTTGTTAACGGTCCATCTCCTTATTAGGTCCTGACCCTGGCGACATAGTCAGTTTAACATATAAATCTAAATTATAAAAGAGGGTTTTTATAAAAATGTCAAATTTTTTTGCTTTATCAATGACAAAATTCTTTCGTCTTATAGCAGATACATTTTTTGCACATAGATATGGACATAGAGCAGTTGTTCTAGAAACTATTGCTGGTGTACCTGGTATGGTAGCAGGCATGTGGATTCACTTAAAAAGTCTTAGACAAATGAAAACAGGACATGGTCCTATGATACGTGAACTTTTAGCAGAAGCAGAAAATGAACGTATGCATCTTATGTTCTTCATAGAGATTACTAAACCAAATATCTTTGAGAGATATCTTGTTCTTTTTGCACAGGCAATCTTTTGGATATTCTATTTTGTTTTATATGTTTTATTCCCTAAAACAGCACATAGAATGATTCACCATTTCGAAGAAGAGGCAGTTAAATCGTATACAGAATATCTTGCTATGGTAGAATCTGGCGAAGTCGAAAACGTACCAGCACCAAAACTCGCAATTGATTATTATGGTATGTCTGAAGACGCTAAACTATCTGATTTAATTAAAAAAGTTAGAGCAGACGAACAACACCATAGTGACATTAATTACAAATACTCAATCGAATAAATACTAAAAAGCACTTACAATCCAAGTGTTTCTAGTGTATTATCCATATATGGCAGACAAAAAACAAAACGAACACTATGTCAATAACAAAGAGTTCACAACAGCAGTCGCCGAGCATAACGAAGCAGTTAAACTCGCCGAATCAAAAGGAGAAACACCTCCAAGAATGTCCGACTACATAGGTGAATGCATTTATAAGATTGCTACTCGTCTATCTACTCGACCAAACTTCATTAACTATACTTACAGAGACGAAATGATTTGCGATGCAATCGAGAATTGTATACAATATATCGGCAACTTCAACAGAGAAAAATCAAATAATGCTTTCGCATACATTACTCAGATTTGTTACTATGCATTTTTAAGAAGAATACAAAAAGAAAAGAAACAAGTATTCATTAAACAAGAAGTATTAAAAGAAACAGGTATATCAGAAGCTGCTTTTGATACTATAGATGGTGATACTAGTGGCATGGTAAATTCAAATGTAGAATGGTTACAAGACAATTATAATCCTGTTAACTACGAACCAAGAAAATCAAAGAGAGCAAAAACTAAAGAACAGAAAAACTTAGAAAAATTTACTGAATGAAAATCGCAATACTGAATGATACACATGCAGGTATAAGAGGCGACATGATAGAAATGTCTAATTATCAAGGACGTTTTTATAATGAAGTCTTTTTTCCTTATCTAGATAAACATGATATTAAACATATCATCCATTTGGGTGATTACTTCGACAGAAGAAAGTATGTCAACTTTGCAAGTCTCAAAGCAAATCGTGAACACTTTATTAAACCTATGGTAGAAAGAGGCATTACTATGGATTTAATTTTAGGTAATCATGATGTTTATTACAAATCAACAAATAGTGTAAATAGTCCTGAACTTTTATTGTTTGAAGAAAATGTTAATATCATTTATGACCCTATTGTAAAAGAATATGATGGTTTTAATATTGCATTAGTACCATGGATTAACAATGAGAACTATGCAGACTCAGTTGACTTTTTACTCAGTGCAAACGCAAGTACATGTATGGGTCATTTCGAAATCGAAGGTGCATTGATGATGCCAGGCGCCGTGTGTTCACATGGATTAGATATCAGTTATCTCAAGAGATTCGACAAAGTTTATAGTGGTCACTTTCATAGTAAATCAGAAGTTAAGAATTGTAGATATCTAGGTTCACAAATGCAATTTACTTGGTC